GAGATCGCGATCGTTCGATCTCCTCTCTCGGGAAGCGAAGCGACGGCCTATGCGATCGCGGACAATCGAACGAGTGAACTCGCGGAGTGGGACGACGACGTTCTCTCGCAGACGCTCGCGGCACTTCAGATCGAGGATGAGGAACTCGCGCTCGCGAGCGGATTCGATGCGAAGGAGATCGATGCTCTACTCGCTCCCGACGAAGTGAAGGAGGACGAAGTGCCAGATCCTCCGGTCGATCCGATCACGAAGAGCGGCGACCTCTGGATTCTCGGAGATCATCGCTTGCTCTGCGGAGACTCGACGAAGGCGGAGGATGTCGAGCGATTGATGAACGGAGAGAAGGCGGATCTCTGCTTCACTTCTCCGCCATACGGACAGCAGCGAGACTACACCGAGGAAGGAAAAGCAAAGGTCGCGGACTGGGATGGTCTCATGCGCGGAGTTTTTGCGAATCTTCCGATGAGCGAATCTGGTCAGGTACTCGTGAATCTTGGCTTGATTCATCGCGATGGAGAATGGATCCCGTATTGGGATGCGTGGATTTCTTGGATGCGCGAGCAGGGATGGCGCAGATTTGGTTGGTACGTTTGGGATCAGGGATTTGGATTGCCCGGAGATTGGAACGGACGATTTGGGCCGTCTCACGAGTTTGTGTTTCACTTCAATAGAACTTCAGTCAGACCGATGAAGTTTCAAGATAAGAAACCAGAAAGCATACAAGCGAGAAAAAAAGGAAGTTGCACGATGCGATCCAAAGATGGAACTACGGTCGCTTTTAGTAATCCCGGAGCGTCTTTACAGCCAACAAAAATTCCTGACTCGGTCATCCGTATAAATAGAGCGAGCGGTGGACATGGGATCGATCATCCTGCGATCTTCCCCGTTGAACTTCCTTCATTTGCTTTGAACGCATGGCTTGGCAGCGTCTATGAGCCTTTCTGTGGATCAGGGACGACGCTCATCGCCGCAGAACAACTCGGTCGCAAGTGCTACGGAATGGAGATCTCTCCTCAATACTGCGACGTGATCGTCAAGCGATGGGAGAATCTCACAGGAAAGAAGGCCGTCCTTGCCACTCGGTAGACCTCGCGCTGAGATCGATTTGCGTCTCGTGCAATCGCTTGCGCGAATCGGATGCACTCATGCCGAGATCGCGACGATCTGCGGAGTTGCAGAACCGACCATTCGTCGACGATGCCGAAAAGAAATCAACGCAGGCTATGACGAGATGCGGATGAGCCTTCGCCGTTGGCAATATGAGAAGGCGAAGGAAGGCAATGTCGCGATGCTGATTTGGCTCGGCAAGCAGCATCTCGGACAGCGCGAGAAGATCGACGAGACGAGGCGCGAAGAGGTCGTCACGATCGAGCCATTCGAGGCTCCGAAGCCTCGGCTCGCGGATAGCGCGTGAAGATTCGCGTTCCAACTCCTCAATCAGTTCTGCATCCATCGCAACTCGATGTCTTCCGTCGACTGCGGCGATTCAACGTGCTTGAAATCGGTCGTCGTTGGGGAAAGACAAAGTTCGAAGAGTTCGTCATTCTCAACGACGCGATCCGAGGCAAGCGAACGGCGTGGTTTGCACCGTCTTACAAGTACCTTGCCGAGCCAGTTCGCGATCTTGAACGCGCTCTCCTTCCGCTCATCTCGAAGCACGATCGAGTCGAGAAGCGGATCGAACTTTCGACCGGAGGCACGATCGACTTCTGGACGCTCGAAGACGCGGACGCAGGCCGAGGCCGTTTCTACGATCGAGTGGCGATCGACGAGGCCGGATTCGTCGTCGGCCTTCTCGACATCTGGCGAGCCGCGATCCGACCGACTCTCGCCGATCGTAAGGGAAGCGCGATCTTCGCCGGAACTCCGAAAGGGACTGGAGATTTCCATCGTCTCTTCCTTGAAGCGGAAGGCGACACGACTGGAACTTGGGCCGCGTTCCGAATCGGCTCGATGTCGAATCCGTTTCTCGATCCTGCGGAAGTCGAAGCCATGCGATCGAGTCTGCCGAAGTCGATTGCCGATCAGGAACTCGAAGGCATTCCCGCAGAGGACGGAGGGAATCCCTTCGGCCTCGATGCGATCCGCGCTTGCATCGCTCCGATGTCGGCAGCAACTCCAGAGGCTTGGGGAGTCGACCTCGCGAAGAGTCAAGACTGGACGGTCGCAGTCGGCCTCGATGCCGAGGGCCGCGTCTGCCGGCTCGAACGATGGCAAGCACCTTGGAACGTCACGCGCGAGCGACTCGCAAAGATGATCGGCAACGCGCCGGCGCAGATCGACTCGACCGGAGTCGGCGATCCGATCGTCGAAGATCTTCGCAAGGTCTGCCGAAGAACTGAAGGATTCAAATTCACAAGCCAGAGCAAGCAGCAACTCATGGAAGGCCTTCAAATCGCGATCTCGACTGCTGACATCCGCTTTCCCGATGGTTGGCTTCGGAGTGAACTCGAATCGTTCGGCTTCCGATACTCAGGGAGAAACGTCTCATACGAGGCAACGGTCGGTCACGACGACGGAGTTTGCGCTCTCGCGCTTGCCGTTCTTGCGCGTCGAGCGCGAAGGCCTCTCATGGTGAAAGTCATCTGATGAATCTACTCGCACGAATCAAAGCGGCGTTCACTCCGGAGAAGTTCTTCAACTCCTCGATGACGATCCTTCGCGGCGAGCCTGCGAAGCGTTCACCGTTTGACTATCGCTCCGCCGTGAATGCGTACCGATCATGGATCTACGCGGCGGCAAATTTGAACGCCGTCGCTGTCGCGAGTCAGCCTCTTCGCTTGTACGTTCGGAACAAGAGTCAGTCGACGAAACTCTGGAACACTCGCAAGGCTTCGCGCCGCACGAAGGCATATCTCTTTGGAGATCTCGAACAGCGACCGAGCCGATACGCGCTCACGAAGGCCGCAGAGTACGGCGACGATTTCGAGGTCGTCGACGACGCGCATCCGATCCTCCAGTTGCTCTCGAAGGTCAACGCATATCAAAACGGATTCGATGCGACAGTTCTCCGCGTTCTGTACGGCGAGTTAACGGGCAACTCCTACATCCATCCAGTCATCGATCAGCGTCTCGGCGTTCCGGTGCAACTCTGGAATATGCCTTCGCAATTCGTTGAAGTCGTCCCCGGACAACAAGGCGAAGACTTCATCAAGGGCTATCGATATGGAGCGACCGAAGAGCAGAAGCGCGAGAACACATACGCGCCTGATGAAGTGATCCATTTCAAGCGACCGAATCCGGCGGATATGTACTACGGGATCGGCAAGGTAGAGGCCGCTTGGGGCGCGATTATGGCGAACGAAGCCATTCACGAAATGGATGTCGCGTTCTTCGCGAACAAGGCGCGGCCTGACTATCTCCTCGTCGTGAAGTCGCCTGCACACGACGACGAACTCGAACGGCTCGAAGTCTCGATCGACGAGAAACTTCGCGGATCGAAGCGCACCGGACGCTTCCTCACGACGACGGCAGACATTGACCTCAAGCCCCTCTCTTTCCCTACGAAGGATCTCGCAGGCCGCGATCAGATCGTCGAAGAGATCGCAGCAGTCTTCGGCGTTCCCGTCTCGATGCTCAAGGCGAACGATCCGAATCTCGCGAGCGCGACCGTAGGATTCGCATCATGGAAGCAGACGACGATCTTGCCGCTGCTTCGCATGGATGAGGAGACGCTGAATCAGAATCTCCTCCCTCTCTTCAATATCGAAGAGGATGCGTTTCTATGCTATGACAATCCAGTTTCCGAGGATGAGCGATTCGCCTTTGAGAAACTCCGCTCGATGGTCGCAGGCGGAATTATGACGGCGAACGAGGCGCGAATGCGCGAAGGCCTCGAGCCAGTCGAAGATCCGATGGCCGATGCGCTTCTCGTCAACGGACAGCCTCTCGGCGGCCCTGCACCTGTCGCGCCTCTCGGAATGGCTTCGAGTGCGCCAGACGGCCTCGTTGGGCCTCTGGATGCCTCAAACGAGATCGAGGAGCCTCCGATGCTTCCGACACAGCCAGAGCAGAAGGACGCGCTCTCGGATTGTGTCTCGGAAAAGATTCCGAAAC